ACCAAGAACAAAATAACACTTGAATTTGACGATTCATTTTACGAACAGCGATTGATTGAAATTTTACATGACACAAAATTGACAGCGTTTCAATTTGGTTTGATTAAAGACTATTTCAAGATTGCATACAGGCAAGGTGAAAATAAAGGTATTAATGTAATGCTAAGGAGGTATGGTTATGTTAACAAGAAGACACTTCAATCGAAGGTTTAATCAAGCATCCTATACAGCCAATGATAGTAGGGCAAAAACTGCACTGAAGAAGTATTTAATAAACAGTGATCACACGATTACAGATGATAGAGAACATTTTTCTTGGGACTTGTCTACAGTGTCAGACACAGGCTGTGCATGTTTTTGGGAGGTAGAAGTGAAGAATCAGTGGGGCAAGGTGTGGAATGACAATTGGAAGGAAGTCAGAATACCACAGCGTAAACAAAGGTTGATTGACAAATTTTATCACGAGACAAACAATGCAAAAGAGTTTGCACAGGATAATAACATGCAACAGTTTGTTAGACCGTATCAGCTGACATTTGTTGTGTTGAATAGACATTTGGATCAAGGGTGGTTTATCCCGCATGATGTACTAGAGAAAAGTCCTGTACAGACTATACAGAACTCACGGCATGTTGACGCACCACATTTAAAAGAACCATTTTTTCATGTTGATGTTAAGAAGATAATTAAGACAGCATTGGAAGTTGAATGAAGTGTTACAATTGCCATACAGAATTAATTTGGGGTGGCGATCACGATTGTGAAGATGATGAAGAGCATGAGATAGTGACAAATTTATCTTGTCCTAACTGCGGTGCTTTTCATTTAGTATATTGGGGTAAGAGAGAGAAGGATGAACAAAGCGAGAGACAGAAGATTAAAAGCGACAGGTAAGTGGTTTAAGAAAACAAAAAAAGTAAAGACATGGACTAATCATATTTTTCCTGTACTGCTAGTTATCAGTCTAATATTGTTTTTGGTAAATGTATGAAGAACAAAGGAATAAATATAAATGGTTACATTGATGCTATGGCTATACAGGATGGTGTTACAATGCGTAGTGACTGTCCTGTCTGTGGTCACAAAAACAGTTTCTCTGCTACTAATCTTGGTGGTAGTGTGGTGTATAATTGTTTTTATGCTGACTGTGGTATTTCTGGTAAAGTTCGGCACGGAATTTTTTCATCTGCTCATATGCAAAGGGAGAGAAAACGACTGACACTTAGCATGTACAGGCAATACTTCGTGCCTGTGCCTAGGTCACAAAAGGCTGTACAGTATATAAAAGATAATAACATCTATTATGCTTACTCTCAAAAGTTGGCGAATCTAGAACATGATGTTAGAGAGAACAGGGTTGTATTTTTAGTGTATGACGCTGACAATGTTCTGGTAGATGCTGTGGGTAGATCACTGACAAATCGCAAACCAAAGTGGAAGCGATATTGTGCTAGTCGTGTGCCATTCGTGACAAATAATAAAAGTGACACCTGTGTGATTGTAGAGGATTGTGCATCTGCCTGTGCAGTAACACAAGCGGGTGTAGTTGGGGTAGCACTAATGGGGACAAACTTGGTTGACAATCATATTGCTTACATTAAGAAGTTTAAAACAGCAATCGTTGCCCTTGACAAAGATGCAAGTCAAAAGTCACTGACAATTGCTAAAGAGTTGTTTGCACATATGTCTGTACATAATCTTTTTATAGAAACTGACATTAAAACATGGGACACTGACAAAATTAACGAGAGATTCAGAGTGTATAGTTCATGACAATAGAGAGACAATTACTAGCACACTGTTTGAAGAGAGACTTCTATCAAGAAGTAAATGACATAATAGGAAAGGAGATGTTTGCCAATGGAGTGGGTACTATATTCGATACTATTGCTCATGCTCACATAAAGTATGACAGCGATTTAACTGTAGAGGAACTTGTTAATCTACATAGAGACAAGTTCCCTGCAATGCCAGATAGCAGTCGTGATATGATAGAGGAAGTAATTAGAGATTTAAAAAACTATACAGGCAATTCAGAATTAGCAAAAGATTTGGTGATAAACTTTTGGAGAAGAAACCAAGCACACGAGATAGGATCAAAGGCGACTGATATTTGGTTAGGTCACAATGGTGACTATGCTGGACTGCAAAACTTAGTTGACAAATTAATTGACAAACAGCCTACAGATGACAGTAATTTTGTAAAGGTTGATGACAATGTATCTCAATATTTAGAAAGCTGTGACAAAGGGTTTGACTTTCAATTCGCACTACCACCATTACGTGACAAAATCAACGGTGTAGGTAGAGGCAACTTAGGTATTATCTTTGCTAGACCAGAGACTGGCAAGACTACTTTCTGTACATATTTAGTGTCTGAGTATATCAAACAAGGGTACAAGGTGGCGTACTTTGCAAATGAAGAACCGGGAAGAATGGTTAAGGGTAGAATCTTTTGTTCCTATTTAGGCAAAACAGTCAATGAGTTACGAGAAGATGTTAAGAGTGCAGATGAGGTTTACATAGACAAAATTAAACCTAATTTACTGTTGTTAGAGGGTAGACAAATATCTATCTCAGAGATTGACAAGTTTGTTGAGACACACAAGCCTGACATTGTTTTTGTAGACCAACTTGACAAAGTAAGTATAAATGACAGCTATGCAAGAGTCGATGAAAAACTTAGAGCTATCTATGAAACATCAAGAGCTATAGCAAAAAGAAGAGATTGTATGATATGGGCTGTGTCACAAGCAAGTTATGAAGCACACAATAGACAGGAGATTGACTTTGGCATGTTAGAAAACTCCCGTACAGGCAAAGCCGCTGAAGCTGACATTATTATAGGTATAGGCAAGAATTTTGGAGACGAAGAAGACTACATACGGCATTTGTGTGTTAGTAAAAATAAACTGACAGGATGGCATGGGGTAGTCACTTGCAGAATAGATATTAAGAAAGCGAGGTACATCCCATGATTACAGTATTAGATGTAGAGACAACATTTCAAGTGTTGGCAGATAAGAAGACAGACGCTGATCCACACACAGGAAATATGTTGGTGTCTGTGGGTTATGACTGTGAAGGTAATAAAGATTACTTATGTTTTTATCATAAAGATAGACCACCGACTGAGAATGCAAAGAGACAGTTACAGGCTGTATTGAATATGACTAAATTATTAGTGGGACATAATATAAAGTTTGATCTGAAGTGGTTGCGTGCTTGTGGGTTTACCTATACAGGAGATGTGTATGACACTATGATTGCTGAGTATTTAATAAATGGTGGTAGTAAGGTGCCACTGTCATTAAAGAAATGTTGTGAGAGATACGCACTATCACCGAAGAAAACTGACTTAACAGAAAAGTATCTACAGGATAAAATATCATTTGAGAAGATACCATGGCCTATCGTAAAAGAGTACGGTGAAGCAGACGTGCAAGTTACAAAAGAATTGTTTGAGGCACAGCTTGACAATATGCCCAAGAGGTTGAAAGCCACACTTACATTGACAAATGAGATGTGTGATCTATTGACAGACATGGAATTAGATGGTATACAAATAAGCCGAGAGAATCTTAATACTATAAAGGATGAATATACAAAAGAGATTCGTACATTAGAATCATTCTTAACTAGCGAAGTCAAACGTGTCATGGGCGATACAGAGATTAATCTGGACAGCAGTGAAGATAGATCACGAGTAATATTCTCACGAGAGGTCTTAGACAAAAAAAGATGGGCAATGATATTTAATCTTGGGTATGAAGATAGGGGTAACAGCAGACGTAAGAAAAGACCAAAGAGAATGACACCTGCTGTTCTATCTCAAAACATAGCTAGACAGACACGATTGCTGTACAAGACTAAAATGGAATCTTGCAATAAGTGTGGTGGTTCTGGATATTTCTATGCTATGAAGAAAGACGGAACTATTGGTAAACAGAAAAGAATATGTAAAGCCTGTAGAGGCAAAGGTGTGGTATACATAAGACAGAAAGACATAGCTGGATTTAAGATGAATATTAATAGTGTAGATGATATCACAGTGCATGGTTTTAAGACTGATAAGCACATGATTGACAAACTGGTTTCATCCGCAAATTCCCAACAAAAAATTTTTATAGAATCCTACAGTCGGTATAATGCTATCAAAACATACTTAAAAACTTTCATTGACGGTATAGAAAAAGCATTAGATAAAAAAGATAAGATACATCCACAGTACATGCAATGCGTCACATCAACAGGCAGGCTGTCCTCTAGAAATCCAAACTTTCAAAACATGCCTAGGGGTGGCACGTTTCCTGTCCGTAAGGTTGTGGTAAGTAGATGGCAAGGTGGGTATATTTTAGAGGGTGATTACTCACAGCTTGAGTTTAGAGTGGCAGGATTTCTATCGAAGGATCAGAAGGTATATGAAGATGTTAAGAATGACGTTGATGTGCATGCCTATACAGCATCCATCCTAGGAGTGTCTAGACAGGATGCCAAAGCAGATACGTTCAAACCTTTATACGGTGGTCTAATGGGTACACCAAAACAGGTTGAATACTACAGAGCATTTAAAAATAAATACAAAGGTGTTACTAAATGGCATGAAGAATTATGTAACGAGGCTGTTACTGAACAGCAAATCACTTTGCCAAATGGGCGACATTTTTCATTTGAAAACACATATAGACTACGTCATGGTGGTGTCACCAACTCAACTTCAATAAAAAATTATCCTGTGCAAGGCTTTGCTACAGCGGATTTGCTACCCATTGCATTAGTTTATTTAAAAAAGATGTTGACAAAGAATACTATGCAGTCTATTATTTGTAATACAGTACATGATTCCATCGTACTTGATGTCTATCCCTCTGAAAAAGAGCTAGCGATAGAAGCACTAAAGACAGCAATGCTATCCATAAAGTCTGAATGTATACGAAGGTATGACATAGAGTATGATATGCCTATTGGAATCGAATTAAAAATTGGTTATAACTGGCTAGACCAGAAAGGAGTATTACAAATATGACCGAAACTATGACGATGGAGACCAACTTGCCTGAAAAGATATCAACGGCATCTATAGATGATATGATGAAGTTGACTGGACAGGCAGCAGATATGCCGACTACAAGTAAAGGGTTGGCACGACTATCAATAAATCACGCATCTGAAGATGAAGAGGGCAATGCTCTACCTCGTGGACATTTCTCTTTAATCACAGACGATGGTATATTCTACGGTGAGAAGGCAGTGATTAGACCCTTCATGAGAACGTACTCATACTCAGTATGGGACAATGAAGAAGGTCAATTCTCATCTATGACTGTACAGGCACCATCTTTCAACAGTGAGTTTTACGACACTGAAGGAGGATTAAAGTGTGGTCGATTAGATGCGAATGAGCTGGAGTCTTTACCAAAGGACAGCCCTGAGTGGGTGTTGCAGAAAAGTGTAAAGTGCAACCAGAATATTTATGGACTTGTTACTCTTGAAGGGGCGAAAGATAAGAAGGGCAAGGCTGTAGAGAAGAAAGATATTCCTAGCGTGTGGTACGCTAAGGGTGCGAACTTCGTTCCGGCAAGCGACTGTCTAAAAAGCCTGCATAAACAAAAGCAACCTATGTGGTTGACAACTATCGGGCTGTCTTCTGTAAGAAAAAAGAAAGGTGGGAACATCTATTTTCAAGCAGAGCTAACGCCTCGTGGGCAGATAGCTGACTGGACTGAAGGGGATGATAAGTTAATGCATGAATTTATGGAAACTGTGAAGGGTTACAACGAGTCAATCATGAAAAAACATGAGGAAGCTCGTGGAGATAAAGAGAGCTTCGACACAGTTGTAAATGAATAGTGCAATCATCCAGAAAGTACAGGGTTTTCTCAGTAAGGTCTCGAAAGAGGGCGTAGAGCTAGACCCTAAACTTGTAGACGAGTTTAAAGAGGCGTGTGTAGCTTCCATTCATAAGCAATTCAATCCTTCCTCTGATGAATGGAGGCCTCGCATGTCCTCTTTAGGCCGTCCACTTTGCCAACAGAAAATGGAAAGAGATGGTGTCGAGAAGGCCATCGAGTATAATGCTATTCTTAGATTTATATTCGGTGATCTTGTTGAGGCTATCTCAATCCTAATTTTAAAAGCAGCAGGCGTAAATGTAGAAGAAGAACAGAAACGTGTGAAGTTAAAATTAGGTAAAAACGAAGTTAACGGCACGTTAGATATTATTATAGATGATAAAGTGTGGGACATAAAGTCAGCAAGTCCGTATGCTTTTGATCATAAATTTGGCGAGATGGGAGGATATAAAAAAATTAAAAGTGATGATGCCTTTGGGTATATCACACAAGGTTATCTGTACAGTGAATCTGTAGGTAAGGAATTTGGTGGGTGGATAGTTATAAACAAAGCAAGTGGTGAGTGGACTGTTTGTGAAGCACCGATTGTACAGGATGAAGATAAGAAAGAGTTTCTACAGCTTGCACGTAAGAACTTAAATGCTTTGGTATCTGGTGAGAAATTTAAACGCTGTTTTTCAGATACAGCAGAGACATACAAAGATGAGTATAAACAGGAAAAGAAAACAGGGAACAGATTACTGCCCAGCATCTGTGGTTTCTGTGATTTTAAAAGAAAGTGCTGGCCCGATGCTATTATGCATAAAAAAGTAGGCTCTACAGCAAAGTATCCAAAGACTGTTTGGTATAGTAAACTTACAAGAAGGGAGATATAATGCACATGCTTGATATTATTGTATTATTTATATGTGTTTTATTAATTGCAAACGCATTGGACATGATATAAATGGCTTTGTATTTTCAAACTAACATCAATCGCAGTGATATATTTATGAATGATAAAGTACATTTTGCCTATCCAGAGTCAGAAGATAGAATAGCAGGCCCAGATATAGTAAGAGAGGTGCGAACCAACAGCAAGGGTGTACCAATACGTATTAGAAAATCTTACGTTATGGTAGATGAAAAGTACGGCAGCATATACACAGGGTTCTGGTCAGACATGCAGTTTGAAGAGAAGATGCAGATGTTTAGAGAGGATTTAAACTATATGAAATCTTTGTTAGACAGAGGTGCTTTGGTATGTTTTTTTATTGGTAATTGGACAGACATATTATATGATATGGAGAAGAAGTCTCCTAAACTTATGAGTGCCATGCGAGATGAGACTTCAGAGATATTTGATATGTACCCACCAAAGGATATACGAACATTATGAGTATGAAATCACACGGATTTAGATCGAATTTTGAACTGAATGTAGCACAGCAGTTAGTAAAGAAAAAGATAGCATATGATTATGAAAAGCATCCTATACAGTATATTAAAGAATGCACTTACACGCCAGACTTTTACTTAAAGAAGTATGGTTTTTTTGTAGAGGTGAAGGGTCAGTTTACAGCTTCAGATAGAGGCAAACACCTGCTTATTAAGAAACAGCAACCAGAATTAGACATACGGTTTTTGTTTCTCAATGCTAATTCAAAACTGTACAAAGGTTCTAAAACAACGTATGGTAGGTGGTGTGATAGATACGATATTAAATGGTGCGATAAATTTTTACCAAAGGAGTGGTTAGATGTCTGATAACAGAGAAATATTTAAAGAGTTTGGAAAGGTAATACCTAAAGGTTCTTATGTGATTATCATACGAGACCAGCCTAATGGTGCTACAGATTTTATGTGTTACGATAGCACAGATAATAAAGAAGTTACGGATGGCTATACAATCATGAGAGGAATTACAGCATCCATTTTAAATGAACCAGAATATTTATTAGAGAGAGGTCAAATTGCAATATATAGAGACACAAAGATTAGTAAGCCAGATGTGGAACAGCCATTCGTTCTTGAACAGGATGATGAAGAAGATAATAATGTTATTCAGTTTGAGTTTCAACCAGAAAAGAAGGATGATTAATATGGGCATGATGGATGATGCAATTAAAGAAACTGTAAAAGATAAAGAATTTAAAAAAACAGACTTAAAAAAACTTGCCTCTCGTAATAAACAAGTGGGTGGTAATCACTATAAAGACTGTAAGATACAGCCAATTGATTTTATTATGGAAAACAACTTGACTTTCTGTGAAGGTAATGCTTTAAAGTATATTACTAGGCACAGAAGAAAAGGTGATGGTGCAAGAGATATACACAAAGCAATACACTATTTAGAAATGATTTTGGAGATTGAATATGGCGAAAAGTAATTTTTTACCTACAGAGTATCAGTCATTTATACACATGTCACGATACTCAAGATGGAAACCTGAAGAGGGTAGAAGGGAGACATGGTCTGAGACTGTACAGAGATTGATCAACTTTTTTGCAGATCATGTAGATAGAAACTTAGGGGTAAAGTTTGAGAACAGTACATGGGATAGATTAGAAGATGCTATACTGAATACTTCTGTTATGCCATCTATGAGAGCTTTGATGACTGCTGGTGAAGCATTACGTAGAGAAAACATAGCTGGATATAACTGTTCATACATACCTGTAGACAGCCCTCGTTCTTTTGATGAAGTGCTGTACATACTAATGAACGGTACAGGTGTAGGTTTCTCTGTTGAGAGACAGTATGTAGATAAGTTACCTACCATACCAGATAGAGAGTTTGAACATACAGAAGATGTCATATCAGTAGCTGATTCTAAAGAGGGATGGGCTAGAGCATTTAGAGATTTGATATCTTACCTGTATACAAATAGAATACCTAAAATAAACGTAAACAAAATACGACCTGCCGGACAGCGATTGAAAACATTCGGTGGCAGAGCCAGTGGCCCTCAACCATTAGTAAACTTGTTTGACTTTACTATAGAAAAGTTCAGAGGTGCCAAGGGCAGAAAGTTAAATGCCATGGAGTGTCATGATATAGTCTGTAAAACGGGTGAGGTCGTGGTTGTTGGTGGTGTCCGTAGATCAGCTCTCATATCTTTATCTAATTTGTCAGATCAAAGATTACGAATGGCTAAGTCTGGTGCATGGTGGGATACCAATCCAGAGAGGGCACTTGCCAACAACTCTGTAGCCTATACAGAAAAACCTGATGCTGGTATCTTTATGAAAGAGTGGCTGTCTTTGTATGAAAGCAAGTCTGGTGAGAGGGGTATCTTCAACAGAGTGTCTGCACAGGAGAAAGCTAGACAGAATGCTAGACGTAATGCAGATTGGGACTTCGGTACGAACCCTTGTTCAGAGATTATACTCAGACCTAATCAGTTTTGTAACCTGACGGAAGTTGTGGTAAGACCTACAGATAGCATGAATACATTGTTGGATAAGGTAGAGATAGCTACGATACTTGGTACTATACAGGCAACACTTACAAACTTTGGTTATTTGCGTAAGAGATGGCAGGATAATACAGAAGAAGAGAGACTGCTTGGTGTGTCACTTACAGGTATTATGGATAGCACTTTGCTAAATAAGAATGATTCTAAACTAGTAGATAGGTTGAACAAGCTAAGAGAGAAGGCTGTTGTTGTAAACAAAGAATGGTCAAGCACACTTGGTATACCACAGTCCACAGCAATCACCTGTGTAAAACCTTCCGGTACAGTCAGTCAGCTAGTGGATAGTGCTAGTGGAATACATGCTAGACACAATCCGTATTACATAAGAACAGTCAGGGGAGATAACAAAGACCCACTCACAGAATTTATGAAATCACAAGGCATACCGAATGAGCCTGATGTGATGAAGCCTGAGCATACAACCGTGTTCTCCTTCCCAATGAAGACAGCGAAGGATGCTGTGTTTAGAACCAGCATGTCTGCAATCGAACAGTTAGAGATGTGGAAAACCTACGCTGTCCATTGGTGTGAACACAAACCGTCTGTAACAATATCAGTCAAAGAACAGGAATGGGTCAATGTGGGTAATTGGTGTTGGGATAACTTTGATTACTTATCAGGCGTGTCCTTCCTACCGTTCTCGGATCACACGTACAAACAAGCACCGTATCAAGATATTGATGAGGAGCAGTATAAGAAGTTACACAGTGAGATGCCTAGAAATATAGACTGGGGTAAGTTACAAGAGTTTGAGAAAGAAGATAACACGAAAGGGACACAGGAACTAGCCTGTACAGCTGGTGTCTGTGAGTTGGTGGATATATGATGAGTAAAGATGCACTGCTACAGCTGATGGTTATTACCATGGAAGAATGTGGGGAGTTGATTCAAGCGTGTAGTAAGGCTATCAGGAAAGATCGCCATAGAGATAATCAATTGCTTAAAGAAGAGATAGGAGATGTCTACGCTATGATACAACTGTTAGTGAAGTTTGACATTGTCAGTTGGGACGAGCTCGATGAGAGAGTGAAGGTGAAAAACAAAAAACTATCTAAGTGGAGTGAATTGATAGACTATGAAGAAACCTAAAGAAGCGTTGCTGTTCAGGTTCTCTGTGCTGTTAGATGCAGAGGGCAAGATAGTCATAGAAGAAGATAACATAGACCCTGAATTATTTGAAGAGGCTATGGATGATTGGAATCCAGACTACCCAAATACAGCAATGATTGTTGCCATGATTAAGATGCTCACGGCAGCAGCCATTGAATTACAAAAGGATATTAATAAGACGATACACTAGGTGTAGTTTACTTTACGAACTCCACCACCCTTAGCGTACTTCTTTACATATCCACCACCGTACATTTTATCGTCAGACTTGACCTTGACTTCAACTGGTCGCTGTACAGCAGGTTTCATTGCCATTGCATCTGTCATGGGTGTAGGTACTCTAGCACTCATGTCTGATCTGCCCATGTTTTTGTTTTCTTCTTTCATTGTTCCTCCTTTTTATGGTGTGAATGTTTCTGATTGTGCTTGGTATTCTGCAAAAGCCTCATTAAATATATCCTGCATAGTAAGGTTTTGATTGACACCGGGGCCTTTTTTAATTTTATCTAAAAATCTTTTTGATATTTCTTTAAAATATGCTCTTCTGTTTTGTAGTAAATATCCATCTTCGAGAGATGCATCATCTTTTAAACTACGTTTAGGAGCCATTTCAGGAGCAGGATATAATCCTTCAGGACTTTTGTCTGGATTCAATTCAAACAACACAGCCAACATTTTTCTGTAGGGGTCTTGTGCTCTTAAATAGTCTGCGTATCCTTCTTGTAGTTCTGCCAAACCCACCATGGTGTCTGCGTAAAATGCCATTGCTAACTTAGGGTCTAGTTCTGCAGCAAACTTAGTTTCTCCGGTTGTTAACATTTTAGCCATTGCCCCTGATACTTCTGCATCAGCATTTAAAAATGCGTATGCTGTGTCTAGACTTCTACCATTAGCAAAAGCTAATAAACCCTCACTCAAGGCATAATGATAAGAAGCTCTTTTAGACATTATAGCCCACAATCTAGATTGTATCATGGGTATACTTAAAGTAACTCCTCTAGCAAACTTACCTGATTTTATACTTTTTATAGTAGCTTCATCAGCGTCTACAAACGAACCTATCTTTGCTATTATTTTAAAATGCTCTAAAACAGCATCGTTTTCTCCAAAGAAAAAAGATAAAGATTCTCCGTACTCTTCTATGTCGTCTACCATTCCCAACCCGTCTAATTCTTTATGGGTACCCATCAACATTTTCTGTTCTTGATCTGAGTTTTTAACCTTTACATTTACTTTTTTTATTTTGCTACGATCCATTCCATTTTTTCTAGCTAAATCATCTGCTGCTACGTTATCAGGTATAGTTTCATACTTTATTTTACCCTTTGCTGTACCTATGGTATTTCTCTGTATCAATGCTTTTATTAATAATCTTTTAGTCATTGCATCCCACTCATCAGGATTCATGCCTGATTCTACAGCTGCATCTCTAGCTTCTTTCATAGCTTGTTTATTTCTCATAGCATATTCAAAAAATTGTTGAGGATCGTTCAAATTAACAAAGTTCTTTGCTTTAGATTCTAAAGTTTTTATTACTTTATTTTGTGTAGCTTTGGTCTTTTCAATCTTAATAGTCCTACGTTCAATTACTTTATCAGAAAGCTTTACTACTTGTTCATAACCTTCTGCTAACTTTTCGTTATTGAGCATCCACTCTTGCAACATTTCAAAATGTCTTCCTCTTCCCACTCTCATCTTTCCATTAGTAGCATTTTCAAACGCTTGCATCTTTCTTAACAATTCTAAATTTTTATCTTGTATAAGCTCTTGTCCTATCACGTCTCCCGCTTCTATTTTATCATTTATTTTTCTCCACATTTCAGCGTTTTTGTTGTCTACATCTATGATAGTTTTACCTATTTTTGTGCCTCCTTTTGCAATAGATTCATCTAACATTTTAGCAATCTTTGCAGCAGCCCACATATCATAGTTTTCTAAAAATGCTTGATAAGCAGGGTTTGTAGCAGAAGCGTTAGTAACAGCTTCGTATACAACTTTTGATCCTGTGTCACTAGCTTCTACTTTTCCTAAACCAAAAATAGTTTGTAATTCTTCTTCCATTTTTTCAGGCGGTATATTTTCAAATATCCAATCAAATAGTTTTTCTTGCTTTGCCGCTTTTGTAAATTTTACTGTTTTTTTAGGTGTTTTTACTTTTAATCCAGTTACGCTATCAACATCATCAAAACCTTTCAATAATAACTCAGATGCTTCGTTTTTGTTTGGAGGAAGGCTGTCTCCTGTAGATTCTCCCTGTCCTTCTAAAAACTCTAATATTCTTGATTTACGGAATCTGGCTTTTACATTTGCTCTATATAGTTCGTCTACCTGATCTAACTTCATAGCTATTTCAGGCCCGCCCTCTACGTTTTGAGATAAGTAATTAACATAAGTGGCTTCTTGATCCGTTATGGCATTTTTAGTAGCTTCTAATTGATCTACTTTATCTTTATCACCTGCCTTCATAGCATTTCTAAGCTCTTTGTTTACAGTTCTTTTTAGAGCAGCAAGAGCTTTGAAGTCACCAACTATTTTAAAATCACCTTCATAATATTTTTGAAGATTTTCTAATTCGTCAATTTTATTTATTCTACCTATTTTCTCTTCTAAATTTAATTCAGAGATTAATTCTTCTTTTATTTCTTTTTTAAAACCACCGTAAGTTTGTGTAAAATTTTCTCCTGCTTCTTCAGCTGCTTTGGCTGCACTGTTGTACGCTTTTTGATATGCTTCCTCTAATTGAATATTTAAAATATCATCTGATATTCTTTTTAATTGCATATCTACAGAACTTTCTTTTGCCCCCATAGCTCTAGTAGGTTTTGATTCTGTATTCATTTTTAACAGAAGTTTTGTAAGGTCTATACCTCTGTGTTCTTCCGGTATGTCTTCTATGATGTCATCGTACAAACCACCGTAGTGTAGTTGATAGTGTCTGGTAATGTTATTAAGTATATCTAAAGCATTCTCTTGACTTTTTCTTGTAATATTCCCAGCTGCTTCTACGTTTTTATTTACAATGGTTAGAACTCCTTCTTTCTCAGATAACTTACCTTCTTCTGTATATATTTTTGTATTGTAGGTGGCTGTTTGCGAAGAAGGTGCAATGTCTGGCACGAGTTTTTCTCTAGCATTTTTTACTCCCCCTAAATAATTTTTAGATATTTTAGCTTTTAACTTTACAATATTATTGTTTAATTCCGTAATCTCTTTAAAATCAGGATCATCAGGTCTTAGTAATTCGTGTTCTTCTAACAATTCATTTATAACGTCAGCATCTTCTTTAGTTAAATTTAAATCAAATAATTCTTCTGATAATTTTATTCTTACAGCTTTGGCTAATAGATTATTGCTTGCATTTACAGCGGTTAATTGTTGATTGTAAGTAAGTTCAACGTGCTTCTTTAATATATTAATAGCTTGATTAGATTCGTCCATGGTCATAACTTGTAAAGCGTCTAGCTGTGATTTTAAAGCAGCTGTTAATTCTTTTCCTTTTTTTCCAGCTATGTCAGTGGCTTGAATAAATTTTCTTGCTTCGGCTTTACTCATTTTTGATTTTGCCATTTCTTGCACTAATTGTGCGTGCATTATATTTAAACCTCTCAACTGAAATATAGTGCCTAAAGTAGCTGTTAAATTTTTCTCATTAAATCTAAATTCTGGAGCAACTTTTTTATTAGCCTCTACCATTTCTTTTCTTAACTGTATAAAAAACTCATAACTTCTGTCCATTTCTATTGCTAAATCAGGATTTGTTCTTCTTATTTCTGCAATGTCTCTGGTCATCTGTTTAAAGTAATCAAGAGAACCTTTATCTAATTTTAGAAATTCTTGATAATCAGCAGCAGATAAATCTCTTTTTGGATTGAAACCACCGGGAGCAAAAAAATCAGGTATAAATTTAAACATCAAGTTTGCATCATGTAGTTTATCTGTAACTTTATAAAAAGGATATTTAATACCATCTACAACTCTGCCCGTGACGTTAAATTTAGTGTATATACTACCCATTATATTTCCTACACCTGCAGTCACAAATTCTAACCCAGCAGTAGTGGCACTTTCAAGCCAACTTTTGTTTGAAAGAAGGCTGTCATTGTTAAAAGCCATTCTCCACATACCTACAAACGCATTTTCACCGAACACTTGAGTATTTATGCTTTTTAAATAATTTACAGGATTTGTGCCGTACATAAACTGTTGCTCTTTTATAATTCTTCTTAAAAATCTAGGAACAAATTGTTGTAAACCTTCTGCAGCTTTTTCTACATCTTCTTTATGTAATGCTGCCATTCTTAAATACACTTCGCTTCTAGATAATTTTGCAGGTTTGTCAGTAAATTTTTTCTTTGGGGCTTTCTTTAACACGTATGATTTACCATCTTCAGCTAATTTATAACCCATTTCATCTATAACTCTATCTCTTAATTCTTGTGTATATCTTTTAGCAGCAAATTTAGCTGGGTATAAAACACCTAAAGTTAAAAATTTATCAGCTATAAAGTCAGGAACTATTCTATGAAGTGCAGGAGCTGCTCTGTCTCTTCTTCTTTCCTTGTTAGATAATAAATCTTTAGGAGTAAAACTTTTTGTATTCGGGTCTGTTCCTAAAGAATAAGGTTCTGCACTTGTCCAACTAGGATTCTGATCGTACATTTTTATGTTTGGAGAATAATTAAAACGAAAAATCTCATTGTCTAAATTCATGTTGGCTAAATCTGTGTATAATTTTAAAGCAGGGTTTCTCCCGCCAAAAAACGTGTCTACAGTATCTGCCACGGGCTGTCCTAAACCTAACACCAATGAAGGTGCTAATATAGTAATCGGAGACTCTACTAAAGTTTCTAACCCCGCCAACGTCTCTACACTAAAATAATTAGTTAAAAAACTATCTGGGTTTTTGTTAAAGAATTGCTGTATGTTATCATGATTACGCCAATATTCTCTTCCGGCTTGTTGCATGCCTGCTTTAGCTATCAACTGAAGATCACCATCTGCCTGTACTACTTTAGAAGTGTATGCTTCTCCATATTCACTGGCTTCTCTAAAAGCAGCAGCACCTATTCTTACCATTTTATCATCTATTTTTACTGCTAACTTTCTTGCATCTGACAGTGAGTCTGCATCATATTCATATTGATTTCCCATGTAATCTGTATATCTGTAAAGATCACCCACCTCCTCTACATTGTCTATGGGATTAAACTTCTTTTTTTTCTTAGCCTTAGATTTTTCATACGTTTCCATCATCTTTTGAAACTTAGTTTTTCTTTTAAACAATGGTTCGTCAAGTTCTTGAGAAAGAGTAAAGTCTTCTCCTCCTCTAATTATAGGTTGCTGTTTTAAGCCGTACTTAGATATTCTTGATAGAAGACCAGTGGAAGGTCTATCAAAAGGAAAGTCGGGTATAGGAGGTGTTTTTTTCTCTTCTGCCTTAGGCTCTTTCTTACCAGTCAGTACATCACTTATATTTTCTATGGTAGATTTATATTCAGGATCAGCAGTTTTCATTAGATAATAATCTGTAAAACTTTTATCTAAATCTTTAGGGTCTCTTTGACTTTCTTCCTGAGGAGTTATAAGTTTTATATTAGGTGTGCTTTTCTCAAGTCTAATCTTTTCTTCTAAATTTGTAGCACCTTTAGTTATATCTATAGGTTTAGAAACATCAGGATCGAGAACGTCTATAGTAACATCTATCCCTTCAGATAAAAAATTTCCTACCTTACCTAATCCTTTACTTAATTTATCTTTAATGTCCATGTATACCCCTTAATTATTTTCTATATCTAATATCATGTCTTTAAACATTTTACTTACAATTCCTTCAGGCAAATAGTCCGCTACCTCATCCAAAGTATCTAATCCCATTTGTTCTTGAATAGCTCTCCACCCTGTTAAAAGGTCTTGTCTGTATTGCTCCAAATCACCTTTAGGTGTAGCCCCAACAATGTCTGTTATATATTCTACTGCATCTTCTTCACTTTCAATTTGAGCAAGAGGTTCAAAATGATCTCTTACTGTTTTTGTAACACCATTAAGAGTTATTTTTTTACTAAATACATCTTGAGGAATGTCTCCTCCAAGAATGCTAGTATCAGGGAATTTTATTCCTAGTTTACCTAATTCACTTTTAGCAGCGTCTTCACTATTATAACGACCTTGTAGAGCCGTACTCATATATTTTTCAGCAAGACTTGGAAAAGCATCCTGAGCTCTGTTTTTAACTCTGTATCTAGTATTTTCTATAACTTTAAATGCTTTTAATTTTTTTAATTGACCACTGGAAAGAGCTTTTTCAGAGTATTCATTTATCATTTTACTATATTTTAAATCTCTTTCTATCTGATCTAGTATAGCTGTAAAAGTTCTAGTGCTGGTAAAAGCAGATATGGTCAACGCTGTTAACATAAGTTCAACGTCTTTGTTAGATATAGTTCTACTGTC